CCCCTCCAATGTCCCGGTCTGACCCAAGCGTGCTCTTCGGCCATCTCAGTGGGCGTCTGGATCTGGTTGAGCGCCAGGAAGCCTCTGCGGTCCAGGAAGTCGCATCTTGCGGAGAAAATCGCCCTGGTGACGCCCGCTCTGAGCAGGGCGGCGAAAGCGGATTTCATTGGGCGGCCTCCCAGAGCAGGAAAATGCCAACGATGATGACTATCCAGAATAGGTACAGCTTCTCCTCGACGCTCATACCGGTGCCCCCCAGATCTGCCAAGCGGTGCCGTTCGCGGTCTGGTTGATGGTCGCCATGAGAAGATCCGCCTCAACGGTGATGTTGCTGAACCCCTGGCCGGTACATGAGCCGGTCATGCTGAGGGTGGCGGCATCGGCCAGCAGGTAGAACGCCAGCACACAACAGGCGATGAACGCCAGCCATATGGCCAATGCGACGTTTTCAGCGGTCATGCGATCGCCCTCCCACGCACACTGCCCTTTCTTTTGCAGTTGCTCGATCCCAGGCCTCACCGGCCAACCGGGCATAGAACTTGCCAGCTATGCAGGCCACGCCCATATACTGATTGAGGAAGCCTGCCAGATCGAGATCGAGGGGCAGGATGACCGGATGGCCATTAATCATGGCTACCTGATGGTCCTCGGCGGGCTCAATGGCCGATAGCACTCCAAAAAAGCCGCTGTTATCGTGGAGCAGAAAGCTTTTTGTAGAAGCGAAAACATTACACATTGGGCTCAGTCCTCCCTCGGATGGGCCTTCCGACATTTTTCGAGGAACCTTTCGCCTTCTTCGGTCGGCCTTAAAACCGTCTCTTTCTTCGCGGTGATCCTGCCCAGTTTCACGAGATCGCCGACATACTTTCGAACCGTATTTTTAGAAGCTTTCTGAGAAAATTGGTCAATTAGGCTCAACAAACATTGTCCTGGTTGCGCGACTATCGCTTCCAGGATCTCAAGATCCAAATCCCTCTTCTTGTCCGACATATTCCACTTCCTTCGGAAGTGGCCCTATGCCAATCCAGACCAAAAGACCGCAATGCTTATTGCTATGTCGATCCTTCATTCCAGATGGGTCGAGTAGAGTTCTTCTGTTTGGAGACTGGGGAACTCTACGAGAGGCCGCTTCCTACACAGCTCGGGATTGTCCCGTTGGAGCGGGTCGAGCTCGGGCTGTCTTCTAATTTTTGTATTGAGCCGCATTGACGGCCCAGCACTTAACATTTTCTATTGGGCTATGCTAGTTTGCCGTGCACGCGGGGCGAAAGTAATCAGTACCCTAGTCGCGCGCAAAGCTTCTGGCTCTCGCGGTCATAGTAGTCATGAAGTGCCCACTGCTGGGCCTCCAAAGCACTGCGTGCCCTGGCCTCAACATCCTCAAAGCGTATATACAGCCTTTCGAACATCGATCTGGTTAGTGGGGTTTCCACATATGGGCTTTCCAAGTGCTCTCGGTAGAGCTGGTCCATCTTGGCGGGTGACATTTCACACCACGCCCTTCACAAGCTTCTCGTAGAAATTGTTCAGCGCATAAGCGGTGTCGATGAGCCCCTTCTGTTTGCATATAGCCAGACCACCATCGCGCATGATCTTCAGAAGTGCTAAGTTTTCTTTGTTGAGTTCAAACTGTTTCCTGGTCTTGATCACTACCGGCCTCTCGCCGGTTTTGGCGTATTCGATCAGCCAGAGAGCCATGGGGCGGCTCAGGCCGTGCTTCATCGTCTTTCCGGTTCTGGGGTCTTTCTTTGTCTCGATGGCTTCCTTGGCCATGCTAAGGACTTTCCCTTGGACGATGGGATCTTCGATGGCCCGGAGTTCGTTGACTACGTCGGTTGCCACCATTTCCAGGTAGGGGGCTTTCTTCCTGACGAACTCGCTTGCTTTTTTGACTTTCTCAACTGCTTCTGCAGACATGTTCCCGCCGCAATTGGCGCGAACCCAATCTATCTTTTCACGACATTTTTGATTTCTCATGATGATTTCACCTCGCATGATTATATGGTGGTTATAGCTATGCGTCGGACTGGTCATAAGGAGGAGAGAGTTTCCACCTTCGTGTTCCGCATTTGGGACACTTGCGGTTAGTCATATTATCAGTTTGTCGCATAGTCCACTTGTGACCACATCGCTGACATTCGCAATTCGGCGGGCCGATGCTTTCGGTCTTGATCATCCATTTTTTTCTATTGCATATTGGGCAATATTTCGGAAGGCGACCAATGAGCCTGGATCGCCAAACATGCCCACAATGCTGGCATGTACACACGCCATTGGAAACGGCGGGCGAGTCCCAATAGATAGAATCACATTTCGGACATCGTTTGGGGTTCTCAAGATCAGTTTCCCATTGATAGCCGCAAAGATTGCAGGTGTTGACAAATACCCGTTCACAACTGGATGCTTCCCACCACTCATCATCGTGGCAATTGGGGCAGCGTTTGGGTTTCCCCCTGGCATTCCACTTCCAGCCACATTTTTTGCACTCGACCAATGCCATGTTAACAATATTAGCATTGCTAACTATATAAACTTTGCTATCGACAATAGCAGGAAAAACTATATAAGCAAACGCGCACTATTGTAACATATGGCAGAAACTACAGGTATTAGGATATCAAGACGAAATAAGGATAGACTGGCGGATTTCGGTAATGTGGGGGAATCATTTGATGATGCATTGGGTCGCGTTTTGGACATGGCGGAAGAAATTAGAATGGAAAAAGGTAGAACGCGAAACCCTCTGATGGCCCACGTTCTTGAACCTATCACTGCTTGAACTCGTGCACCTTCAGCCGCTAACTGAAAGATGCCGTGCTTCCCATAGAGCGGAAGCTATATACTGTTTTTGCTACCCCACGAACCCCAAATAGCACTTATTTTCCAAAACGTGTGAATCGATATCAAGCGAGCTTGTGTGTACCTTTAACAATGCCTGATTCCATACTGAATCTTTCTTCGTTAATGGTACAGTATATATACTAAGAAGTCCCACCAAGGCATATGGCGCGAGGTCGTTATAGAGGACGCATTGCTTCTATATATTTTCGTAGCTCCGAGGAGCTGCAGCAGTTCGCGGAGGAAGCGAAGGCGGCGGGATGCCCGCTCAGCACCTACATTCTGGAGATGGTTACCAAAGCGCGGGAAGCCGCCCACGCCCGGCCCCAGGAGATCTCCAAGGATCTGGAGGACATGAAGCGTGAACTCCGGGCCGCCCGGAAGGAGAACCGCGAGAAAGAGCTTCTTCTGGAACACTACGAGACTGAGCTATTCAAGCTCCGAAACCAAATGTTCGCCCAGCCAGAGGCTTCGGACCATAGGAAATACGAAACTCATCTAATAGCCATGCTGCAGGAAGGCCGGACCCTGAGCAGCTATAAGATACTGCAGGATTTGGGGGTGGACCCCAATGATAGCGATGCGGTGAGGCTGATATCCAGCCAACTCGAAGAGCTGCGCAAGTTCGGCTTGGTGAAGGAAAACGCTAACGGCTGGCGGTGGCTGAAATAACGTTAATCGACGACTTTGCGGTAGACTGCCAGCTTCGGGGCATTCGCTACCCCAAGACGGCGATATACTATATCCGTGACTTCGCCACCACCTGCGAAGACCTGCAAAACGCGGGCCGGGCAGACCTGAAGCGATACCTGTCGATCCTCCGGGGCCGGAACCTCAAGCAGAGTAGCATCCAGAAGGCATATACCCATCTATCCAGCTTCTACGAATACCTGGTGGATGAAGATCTGGTAGCCGCAAACCCCGTCCTGTCCTTCCGGAAGCGATACCTCCAGATCTACAAAGAGCAGATCGCCCAGGATGTGCGGCAGCTGATCAGCATTGAGGACGCCAGCCGACTTGTCAACTCGACTCTGGACAGTCGCGACAAGGCGATCCTCATACTCCTCTTCAAGACGGGCATGAGGGCAAACGAACTTCTAGCGCTAGACGTGGGCGATGTAGATATCATGAAAATGGAGATACACCTCAAGCCCACTGCGAAACGCAGCAACCGTCTGCTATTCTTCGATGAGGAGACCGCGACGGTGCTTGGTGCGTGGCTCCGAGCCCGAAATTTCCGAAGCACGCTCGGGGGAGATGCACTGTTCACCTCCAGGACCAGACCAAGGTTAGCGATTACTGGACTGGAACGGGCAGTATCCAAGCATGCTGCGCGGGTAGGCCTGCACGACCCCGCATCACCGCTGCTGGAGAAAAGGTTCACGCCACATTGTGCGCGCCATTTTTTCAGTACCTGGCTCTACCGCGCTGGGATGGAGGAAAGATACATAGCCTGGTTGAGGGGAGACGCGCCGCGAGGGGCCATGGGGCCCTACGTGCATATCGATCCAGAGGATGTGCGGAAGAGCTACCTGGCGCATGTGCCCAGGCTTGGGGTCTAGTCATGGAAAACTATAAATAGGAATACGTACTAGTATGTATTGGAGTGAAATGCGATGAAACTGTTCGATATGGATGGAAGCGGAATTGGAAAAGAATATTATGTGACTCTGAATTCAGCCTGGGATGGTCAGGTTTTCGAATTCAAAAACGGAGAAAAGATCATCTTCGCCAGAAAATATGGTGGGATGGGATTCAATCGCGTGTGGGAAGCTACCCCGCGCGGTATGGAGCAATACGAGGCCTGGAGAAGGCAGGGAAGGCTGGTCGAGGAGGTGGCCTGATGATGGCCGCCTCGCATCGTTTCCTGTCGCGCGATGATGCAGCCAGCCTCGCGGCAGGCCGTGGCTGGGGAAACCATTTTCCCGAGGATCGAGCGCTCAACAGCCGCCGGTTGGCAGCGATGGACACACAGATAGATATTTCGGATCGTGTCAGAGAGTCTGAGCGTTTTTGCGCGCGCTTCTGGTGGGCAGATTTCCACCGGGGAGTTTCCCGGTGGTTTTGGGAGGTCGCTCCCTGATGACCGCGAAAAAGCCCCACACCCAAAAATCTTTCCCAGCGACGGTGACCTTCCGCCCGGATCAGGAGCCCGCGGTGAGGGCTCTCCAGGCCCAAAGGAAGCTCTCTACAGTCTGCCAGGCTGCCGTAGATGATTATATCCTGCTCCGCAAGACCAGAGAGGGCATAGAAAAGTATAAATAGGAATACGTACTAGTATGTATTGGAGTGAAATGCGATGACAAGAATCGAAGCTGAAAAGGCGCTGAAAATGACTGAAACTGAGATGCTGGATGTAGTATTCGAAGCATCTGAGAATAGCGTTGTCGAGCTGAATGTTGTCGATCCAGATTCGCATGCAGGCGACAACGACGGGATATATCTAGAGATTGTGAAGCTCGATGACTACGAATCTGTGGTCCGTGACAGGTGGCCCAACCAAGATGGGGATAGGCACATCGTCAGCACGAGCGACATATACGCGATCTATCGCGCCCTGGCAGATCAGGTCGAGGAGGTGGCCTAGATGGCCATCTTCTCAGGAAATGTACTGATGGCCAATGGGGATATCATCCCTGCCATCGAGTACATGATACGTGAAATGAAGACAAATAGCACTCGGGCAGAATTCGTGGCGGCTCTGGAAGAAATGCGGCGAGGTAAGGTGAGAAGTCCTGCCGCCGCGTGGATGTACGACGCCGCTAAGCGAAACAGGTTTCCCACCCTAACAGAGGTGGCGGGACATAATTCGCATGGCGTGCGAATGCATGCGATAGCCATGCTGGAAGAGATCCTAGCCGCGTGGCCTGAGGAGGTCGCCCCCTGATGCCTCCGATAGAGCGGGATATCAGGCTTCTGGAGGTCGCGGGCTGCTTCCAGAAAGGGGATAGCAATCTCATGGGCGAACTGATATCTGCAATGGATGCGTATTTTGGGGGATATTACGCCCCTCACAGAGCCGCCTTGTATCGTATGCTGATGGCGGCGGAGATCGTGGAGGAGAAAGAATGACCCCTGAAGAGCAAGCCGCCCGGATCGAGGAACTGGAGAAAAGGATCGCCGATCTAGAGGCGCGGCTTGGGCACGAGCAAGTTGCCACAATGCAAGATCGAGAAGCACAGCTACAGGAATATATCAGAGAACTCGAAAAGAAGGTCGCGTTTTGGTCAGGAATCGCCATGAAATATGCACCAGATGATGTGGTGATGGAAGGATGACCCTCTCCGAGCTCCTGGAAGAGCTGAAGCAGGTTGATCCCGAGACATACGAAGCCCTGCGAAATTATCCTGTCTATCGCTCGGGGGATGAAGTTCTGACCGTCAATCTCCTGGATAGTAGGAACCAAATTCTAGTCGCGGATGCAATACAGAGCAGCATCCAGCGGGCATGCGAAAGACGGGAATGGGATCTACGGCGAGACCAGTGGATAGTCAAACAGAATGGCCCGAATGATGTTCATCATTACGCCACAATCGAAAAAGGCATAGCAGAAACAGGCCAGCCTTTTGAATACGAAGGTAGGGGCAAATCACAGGCCGAGGCCATATTAGCGGCCTATGTGGTGGCGGCGAAGGAGGAAAAGAGATGACTAAAAAAGAATGGGTCGAGGGAGATGAAAAATGATGAGCAAAGAATTGAGAGAAAAAATCAGAACAGACATCCGTGAGGTATATGGCGACGAATGGGAATCCGCCGTCATCAGGATTAAAAATTACTCGGAAATAGAACCGTTTTCCATCAAGTTGATTTTTGCGGCGGAGAGATATGGATCGTATGCCAAGGGCACGCAGAGAGACGCGGTGCAGTTACGGGCCGGGAAGGGGAGATTTGTGTTATCTCAACAGGATATATATACGGATCAATCGCAGGGGGAGATGAGAAATGAATAATATCTTTCTGAAGTTACAAAAAACGTCCGAAGCACTCCGCGAGTCGATGGCCGATATCGACAACGCGCCCGGTATAGTCAGACGATTGGAAATGAGCCATTCAGAAGCAGATACTGAAAAAAAGAAGCATCTGTTATCAGATGGGATGCGGATATATAATATAATTACTGATTTTAAATAAAATGGAGCTAGGCCTCCTCCAGCCTAGATCCTTCCTGTATATCGCTCTTCTTCCCAGACCATGAGCATCCCGTCGCCCGGATGATGCTACTCACCGGCTCGGGGTCCGTGGTGCAGAAGCAACCCCCTGGCGCGGTGATCTGGCAGTTCTTGGCCTCGACCCGAGATTGCCCGACGGCATGGACGCCGAAGTAGCCCTCCAGTGCACATTCTTCCAAGAGAACCCGTGCCGCTTCGTAGATATACGTCGCCCCTGGCCCGCTCCTGGCATCTATCTTGGTTTTGTCGGTCTTGAGGATGGAGTTTTTGACCGCACCGTTGCCGTCTCTGACCACAAGACCACGAGATGTCGGTGAGCCTGTGCAGTCCATCTCGATCTGGCTCAGGGTGAAGTCATTGACCTGCCAGCAAGTGATCTGGCTATCGGTTTTTATCCTGGTTGCTGTGACGTTGTCGCTGCCTCTTTTCTGCCAATCATCGTTCCCATTCAGGAACAGCCCGACTCTGCAGCCCCATGCCTGGCAGTCCGAAACGCTGCTGTTCTTGTTGGTATCGAGCATGATGCCCTCAGCGGCACAGTTCCGAGCTACCACGTTGCGGACAGTCTCGTTGGTCCCTGGTCCGCTTCCATTGTTCCCCAGGTATCCCCCGGCACCATGGGAGTTCTGGAACACCAGATTCTCGAATACCCCATTAGACCTTCGGGAGCCCACCAGGAGCAAAGCTTCGCCGTCGTATGGCGGCTCAGAAAGATCCTGCCTGCCACTATCTCCCTCGAATGTAATCCCTCGGATGGAGAAGCTGGAATAGCCTAGATCGAAGCCTCTCTTCCCTCGAACGAGCATCATAGCCACATGCCTGCCTTCCCGTCTCTGGCCAGGGGCAAGCTGCAGGATCGTCTGACCGACGCCTGCACCCGTGATGTGCATCCCTTTGTCGATGATCGGGATGGAGCAGTAGAAGATATTGCTGCCATCTGGATTGAGCGGGAAGGCATAGGGGGCAGAGAACACGTATCGTCCCTTGCCGATGTTCAGGCTGCCACCGTTCGGCACGGCATCGATCGCAACCTTGAATAGAGCTCTAGCATTTCCTTGGATTTTGCAGGCTGCGATCTGCCGTCCAGCTGCCTTCGCAATCGTAAGTGATCCAGATTGATAAATTTCGACGTTCGCCATTCAAGGTGCTCCTGGCCAGTATACATTGTTATCTGCAACACTGTGACCGCCGCTAACGAATACATTTGAGTATCCATCGCCCTTTGCGTGGTTGTTGTAAACCATGTTGTAATCGCTATCTGAAATCATGATGGCCTTGTTCGTGCTGCCGACAGAATTTGTTCCCAAGTTCCCTGTGATCATATTCGTATCTCCGGTAATATCAATATCAGAGTACGAATTGTCCGCCGTGTTCATGTTTTCGAACACGTTGTTGCTAATTATTCCATATTTTCCATTAAATAATATTCCATTTCCGTTGAGATATGCAAAATGGTTGTTTTCGATGGTGAGATACCGTGTACTTGCATCAATTTTTATGGCGGTTTCGATATTTCCTGGTGTTGGTACGTGCATGTGGGCTTCGAAAAAGTTTTCTGATATTTGAACATACCAGCAACCAGCAGCGATATTGATACCTGAAGTGCTATCACATACAATCTCGTTTTGTACGATTTTTACATTGTTACATGTGCCAATTAGCTTAATGGCTTGAGCACCCTTGCCATAGGTATTTACTGCACAATTTTCTATCAGGCTATCCGTGATATTATCTAGTCGGATCTGATTTAGAGTACAATCTTCAATCTTGTTCAGCCATGTGTAGGGTATGTCCGAGGTCAAACTTAGTGATCCTCGATATCCAGAATTATAAGCTGCCACCGAGGTGCATACTGCATTTACATTTCGGATTGTGCAGGAAAGTGGATCGTGTAACTCGATTAATGCGGTGGTAGGTGTCGCCGTTCCGGTGTAATATATTCGCAGATCCTCGATTACAATATCTCGGTGCAGATAATCAGTATCATCCGTCCCGACAACCACCATGACACTTGACGTGCTGATGCTGGAGTCTCCAACACCGCGCAGCTTTGTTCCGTTTACCAGCGAGCCGGTAGTGGTCGCAGAAAAATCGCCATCAACGTAGATGTTTTGATCCGGCCCAAGATCAGTGACCGCGTCAAGCACTGCACCAAAATCGAAAGGTGCTGATGTATCGCTGGCAATAATAGTGCCGTTCTGAGCATACGCAAAATAACCTCCGGCTTCTGCCCGGATCAGGGCATGATAGCCGCCCAAAGATACGTCCGCACCGTTGAACTTCAGAGTTCCAGAATCGTTGTACAAAACGCCAGTTGTCGATGCCGGGGCCGTGCCGGAGAACTTGATACCGTCGATGCTCTGGGACCAGTTCAGCCGATCCAGGCCGATCTTTGTGGCCGCATCACCGCAACTGCATAACAGCAGAGCTAAGGCTAATATGAGAATGAACTTCTTCATGAAAAATCACCTAGTAAGGATAATTAGCTCGTAACTTGTCGCCAACGATAGGAGCGGCGGCCATCGTTATCGTGCTACCGGAGATGGTGTAGTCCTCGCCCGCCCCAGCAGTAATATACTGGCCGTTCAGGTAGAGCATAATCTGGCCCGCCGGAGTATGATCCAGCGTGAAAGTAACATTGATGCCATTTATGGCTCCTGATGGGGTCTCGTTTAGGCTCCAGTTCCCGACCTCCCCGCCAGGATCGCCCTTTGGCCCTTGGATTCCTTGCGGGCCGGTAGCACCTGTTGGCCCTGTGGCTCCGGTAGGCCCGACCATCGAGAAGGGAGATCCCCAGGAGCCGCCTGATTTTGGGCCGTAGACGGTATGCGCATCATCGTCAATGTAATAGCTGCCATTCGCCCCGAGCCCAGCTGCAGGAGCCCCGGAGCCGTGCAGAAGTGTTACCACTTCTTCTTTCAGAGGATATCTGTATTCCATGTCATCATCCCCAGAAAATGTCTCGATAGGCAAGTTCGACGACGGAGATCTTCTTGTTCGATCCTGCAGCATCGTCCAGCTTCAGATAGAAAGCGTCTCCAGGATCTATTTTTAGCAATCTGGAATAGGGAATGTACCTGTGAACCGTGCCCCTGAAGCCCGTCAGACTGATCGAATTTGTGGCTCCGGATGCGGCCAACACCCCCATTGCAATGAAATCCTCGCCTTCACAGTCAGGGATATAGACCTTGTTATACCCGACTTTTAGAGTATAGTCCACATCGAAGGCGTCAGATCTGTCAGTTTCGAATGCAGCGACGACCGAAACATCATTAGCCAATGCCGAAATCCAAAGCTCGATATAGCAATCTTCGGTGGCAGGCAGAGGATAACTGCTACCACGGAACGGTATATAGAAGTAATCGCCATTGTCAAGAGTCAGAACGCCGCTAGATATAGATCCCCCGGATGTGATGCCATGCAGATCTGTGGATATATCGGCCCAGGCCTGTGATAGATTGCTTTGGTAGTAGTGCTCGATCCGGCCCCAGCGGTCGAGCCGCCAGTGGTCGCCCCTCAAGAGGAGGCCACATAGCAGTATCTGATCCAGGATGGTGGTACCGTCTGCTGCCAGAATAGAGAGGGTGAGGTCGTCCGTGTAGCCCAGGGACACATCATAATCTCCGGACACATGCAGGTAATCGAGTCCGGCAGGGATCTTGCCAGCGTTCGATAGGAGAGCGGTGGTCTGGGGGAGAGTCTGAGATGTGGCGTAGGCTATGCCCTCGTCGGTTCCATACTCATATGAATCCAGGCAATGAAGCGTTGCCTCCGCCCGATAGAAGTTCATTGGCGCGCCGGTAAGCGGATCTAAGGCCACCTGGCCCTCGACTTTGTGGGCTTCGGCCAGCTCGACCAAGACGCATCTATCATTCCTGAACAGAAAGGCCTCTGCGCCGGGCTGGATGTCATTAACGGCCTCCAGCCAGTCGTCCATGTCGTCTTCAACCCAGAACCGGGCTTTCACAAGATAGCTCTTGGGATCCTGCCCCTGGTCCACTAGCCGACCATACCTCTTGCCCGGCAACTTGGTTTTCCCGACACTTCGCATGCCTGGCCGGGGCTCGATGGAGGTGACCACGTCGGTACATACCAGGCCGTCTATCTCGCAATAGGGAGTGGAGATTGCCATCTGATCAGCTCGGTGTGAAGGCTCGCTTCCAGAATCGCATGGTGGCACTCACCTGGATGTCTGGATGGCCGGTACAATCGCTATGCGATCCCGTGAAATTGCCGGTTAGGTAGAGGTAGAAGTTGAAGTTGGTAGTGGCATTTTCAGTCACAAAATCGGTTACATCTATCCTGGTCAGAGCATCCCCAAGCATGAAGTTGGTGAGCCTCCCAGCCGGTATCCTGCTGGCAGTCATCACGATAGCGCACCACCGCCCCAGAGCCCGCCGGACGTAGTTGTCCATCGAGAAATTGACATCCAGCGTGATCCTGGAGTTCAGGTCAGCGTGCTTAGCATCAGGCGGCACGGCGAAGCCCAGAACGCACGGAGCGCAAGTAAAATGATCGTTGTCTCGGAACTTGAAAGTCCCTGACTGAGTTATCTCACCAAAATACTCTATCATGTAGCGGTCATAGTAGCCTTCGTCAAAGCTCTGGAGGGCTTCGAAAGCGTCCACGAAATCCGGATCTCTGCCGCCCAGCTCGATGGTGGTGGATAGGTCACTGGAAGATATCTCGATGGTGTCAGACGGCAGGATCTCGACGGGTTCATAGTCCACATTTATCTTGATATAGTCGCCCGGCAGCATGAGCAAGCGTCGCGGCGTCTTGATCCGGTACTTGTAGTCAGCCTGGCGCCTGGAGAACTCATCATTGGTGTAGGGGATTAGCGTCCCATTTGCATCCCTGAAGCCGTTCTCGAAATCGTAGATGTCCGCCACCCAAAGTCCCTTGTAGGTCAGATCCCCCCCAGCAGTGTGGTACTGCTGGCAGGCGTCACCCATGCCGGTCAGAGAATGGATCTTGGCCTGCTGAGGTACCGACTTCTCCAGGAGGTCTATGTCGTCTTCGGTCAGTTCGTACAATCCACTTGCAGCGCCATCGCCAGGCTCCGAGCGGACATCGAGATAGGTATAGGTCGCTCCGTCTCTCCACCGGATGTAATAGCCGTGAGACTCTGCCAGGTTGCACAGGAGATCACCTATCTGGTTGTAGTCCACCATCAGGCCGCCGGTGAGGATGGTACTTTCCCCATCATGCTGGCCAAGTCGAATCATGGTATCGAATGCGTTCTCAGCCATCAGGCCGCCGTTCAAGTACCAGAACCAGTTAGCGAAAGCCCCGCCGCCTGATGAGCCATCATACCGGACGTAGAGGTCCGTGGCATCCTGATATACCGACTGGTCATAGGTCTGGAGGTCCGCCAGGGCCGACCGCCTTATGAGGGGCTGCTCAAGCTCTTCCGTGAGCATCGAGATATCTGCCGCCCCTATCCGGCTGGCAGATCCAGCGCCTATGAGCTTGACGATGTTTTTGGCGGCATCGTACATCTCATAGGGCGTTGCGGTCGGGCAATAGCTGTTTGCGATCCTGAGCAGGCCGGGGATACCGTACATCGAATCCCAGCAGTCCCGGAATAGCTCTAGCATGGTAACGTCGGTGTAACAATAATTGAACATCGGCGTATATCTGTGGAACAGCAGCCACTCGACCCCCTTGGACTGGATGGTCTTTTGGGTCTTTGAGATCTTGTACTTCTCCGCAATACCCCTGAAAATAACGTCTGACCCTTCCAGCACCTCCAGGAGGGCGAACTGTTTTACCGGGACCGACCGGCTCATGTCCACATCGAACTCTCGCGGCCTCCTGGGGTCCTTGAATTTTTTCAGTTTCCACGAATCCGCTTCGATCACAAAAGCCGCTTGGCCTGGATTTGTGACCCTAACCTCCACATTTTCCCAGCTCATCTGTTCCTCGCATTAGAAAGTTTTGCTTCTAGTTGTCTATCTCGCTCGTCCATGTAGGCGTCCATATCAGCAATCCCGTACACGTTCCCCTGGATGGTCATGGGGGCATTGATTACCACCTGTCCTCCTCCGCCGCCTCCGAACCGCTCTATGGCCTGGTCTATGCCTCCGATCCACTCACCGCCCGGTCTGTCGCCGACTACTGCTAGCGTGGGCTCAGGCACGAAGACGTCACCTTCCGCATAGGAAGGCAAAAAGGAAGGCAAATAATAGGGGCTACCATAGGGATTATCCCACCAGTCTGATCCGGTACTTCCTCCACCGCCTCCATAGCCTCCTATGCTGCCTATCTGTTGGACGTAGACCGGCTTGGTGACCGGAGCACTGGCGGCGGCGTTGATGGCAGATATGGCGCTCATGGCCTGGGAGTCATCGACCGATAGGGGGATCTTCTGCTCTTCGGCCATCTGCGATTTCAGACTGGATAGCTGGCTTTCGGCAGCTGACGTATCTATGGTGGGGGAAAGCTCGAAATCAGTGTAATCCTTCCCCACAACCGCCCCGCCAACCGCGGCCATCGCCTTCTGAGTGGCTGCTATGCTCTGGATCTGGCTGAGCTTCCAGTCTAGATACTGCTCGCCTCCGGCTCCAATGTACGATCCCTGGAAGAGAGTCTCTGCATTCTGCTCTTGCCAGAGGCCGAACTCGGACATGGTCTCAGTGCAATCTTGCATCGCACTTTTGAGCTGATCAAATCCTACCGTGGTGCCTTTCGTTTTGCTGTTGATGCCATCAAGAGTCACCCCGGCCCGGATACCGAACTCTTCCCAATACGATCCACCCTCGTGGAGAGCAGTACCTAGATCCCAAGTGTACTGTTTGTCTCGGTTGCTTAGGTTATCATAATTGTCCACCAGAGCCTTGTATTTATCATAATAATATGAATAAAGGTCACTTCCTGCGGTTGGTGCCAGTCCTTTTTGTAAATATTGCTGAAGTTGGCTAACTTCTTCCTCGTAACTGGCAGAAAAAAACCGTTCTACATTTGATATGCCTAATTTTGATAAGTCCTCGCCTTTAGAATACGCATTGATCACTTTGGACAACAGTGAACTATCGTCACCATCTATTTTTACTATAAGAGGGTTGTTTTCGGCGAATAGCTGAAGATCTCCTATGAGCCTCTGAACTTCTGCTTGGGCCTGTGCATCGTCTGGATCGGCTTCGAGCCGGATACGGGCAGCTTCCAACGATTCAAGCTTATCTTGCATAGCGCCTATATATGCAAGTGCATTGTCGCCGCCCTGTCTGGAGAACTCTTCAGGATCGAAAAGTCTCAGGTTTCTCATCCGAGATGCTGCAGATTCCAGCGTTTCCGGATCAAACCAGTTGTCTTTAATCGACTGGTTGATCATATCGCCGGTGCTCTCTATCTCCGACTCGATGGCCCCGGCTACGTTTGTGAATATTCCACGGACCTCAACACCCTGATCCATCTGCAATATCGCCAGGTCGCCTCCTCTGCCCTGCAAAGTCAGACTCGTGGCTTCAGAGAGCGGATACCCGGCCTTGCTGAAAAGGTCTTGAAGAGCTTCTTCTTGGGAACCATATCCCCGGCCTTCGGCCATCTTCTGGCCATTCAAATAGAGGGTGTTTTGCGTGCCGAACTTGTCCGCCCGGTAATCTAGTCGGACCTGAACCCCCTCTTCAACTGCATACTTGCTGCCAGCGCCGCGCCCCCATATGCCCTTATAGCCCTCGTTGCTGCTGCCCTCCTGCGCATTGATCCTCGACAGCGCAACCAAATCGTTGATGAATGCGCTGCTACTTGAGACTCCGCCATATGTTTGCCAACCAGCTATATCTTTTGAGATGCCCGCCGAAGTCATATCTTTGAAAGCCGTATCTATCACGGCCATTTGCTTAGTGAATCCGCTGCTGGCGCCAGCAGACACTGCCCGCTCGACTGATGCGGCTATACTGTCTTCGGCATTTGCGGCTCCTTCTTCCATGCCTTCTTCGGTCGCTATCCCGAGCTTCTCTTTGGCATTCGTGGAGACGCGGTCCCAGAAGCCCGCCAGGTCACCCAGCAGAGAGGACGCGCTATCGGCCACTCCGCCTAACCCGATCTTGTTGAGCCCCTGGCTGGCAAGAGATCCAAGAGCGTTCACCGCTCCGGATACTGCCGTGGGGATGGCGTTCGCCAGGCCATCGACGATATCGCCGAAGATGTCACCCCAGAAGGCGCCGACTTCAGAGAGCTTGTTCTTGATGCTATCGAGTGCACCTGTCAGGGTCTGGAACTGGGAAGAGCTCGTTACGGTCTTGATGATCTCTTCCTTGAAGGCTTCGACGTAAGCCCGGCCCGTCCGGAAGGCGGTGTTAAGGGCACTGGTTCCGGCCACAAGGACGCTCAGGTTCATGCTGCCCATAGTGCCGATCATGCCGGTGACCTGGCTGATTCCGGTGATGAGCGGCCCCAGACCGGCGGTCATGGGCTCCCATAGGTTTTCACCTATCTGCCGGACGGCGTTGAGCGATCCGGCCACAGAGTTGATTACAGGCGTGATTGCCGCGTTGATTGGGCCGCCTATGTCCTTCAGGATGGCGTTGAACGAGTTTTTCAAGACCTGAATCGAGGACTTCATGTTGTCCGCGCCGGCCTCGAATGATGTGCCTATGGACTCTCCTTTCTTGCCTGCCTCTACCGTGTCCTCGATGGACTGCCGCCATTCGTCGGTATGGCCGACCATCTTCGTCAGGGCGTCCATGCCGTACGAGCCGCCCAGGGTCTTCGCGGTGGACAGAAGCTTATCGGCAGGCAGGCTCTCCAGGGCCGACCCGATCCTCAGGATGGTGTCCGAGGGATCGGTGCTCATGGCCTGCATGAACTCTTCGGTCGATACCCCGAGGAGAGATGCGGCTTCTGCCTGGGCTTTTTCGTTGGTGGTGAGCTGGTTTAGCAGCGCATCGAAGCTTCCCGCGGCCCGCTCAGCCGATGGGAACACGGAGCTGAGCATACCGCCCCAGCCAGCGACTTCATAGGCTCCAGCTCCAAGAGAAGACATCGAGCCCGCAACTCTGGTCGAAAAGTCGAGGACATCCTTCTCTGTGGCATTGAAATTGTTGCCCACATAATCCACAGCAGACCCGAACTGCCTAGCGAACTCTGATGAAGTCTGCACGCCTTCCGGCAGGCTCTTGAGCTGGCCTTTGATTTTGCCGATCGCGGTTGCGGCCTCTTCGGCGGGCATGTCGAAGGCAGAGCCCATCTGGAGGGCTACTTCGGTGAAACCCGCGATCGAAGCTTTCTCGATGCCCAGAGAACCGGCTGCCGCGGCAACGCTCTGGATCTCGGCAACTGTTGTCGGCATCCGGGAATAGAGGTTTGTGAGGCTCGCGTCCAGCTCATTGAAGGCCTCGGTCCCCTTCTCGATCCCGGTGGTCTTGGAGATCTGGGCCATGCCAGCTTCCCATTCCATCGCGGCACGGGACGAGGCCACGCCCAGGGCTCCTGCTGCGGCTACTCCGGCAACAGCGGCGACCCCCACCGGCCCCATGGCCAGAGCGGTACTGCCCGCGATGTTCCCGAGAGCCCCCAGGGGTGCGGTGACTCCCTGGACCAGATCGGCGCCGATGCTCATCCCGGCTTGCTTCCAGTTCTTGCCGGAAAGGGCACCAGATATGCCGCCTGAGAGCTGGCCGCGTAGGTTCTGCTCGATACCGGCTACGCCAGCGGACGCGTCTTGTTTTGCTTTGGCGAGCCCGGCCTGGAGCCTGGAGTCGTCAGCATCTATGATTAGGGTTGCTCGGCCTACCTCAGTCATTGAACCTCAGATTTATTTAGTTTGAGTTCGAAAATGGCGATCATGAAAAAAGCGATAGCATTCCTATTGGTGGTTGGCTTCCTGGTGGGAGCCGCCCAGGCGAGATCTCCAATGTCAGGCGATTTGGTGCGGATTGGACTCGGTGTGACAAGTGGCGTGCTTAGTTATGAGGGAGTGGTCACGGACGTCAAAGATGGTATGATCTGCCTGGACTGCTGGTCCATGAGCACGGTTAGTGCGACTGACGAAGATCGAGTAGATCGAGAATACCCATTTGATGTGTGCATAGGCACTGGCACGATAATGCACTTAGTATGGCTTTCCGACTAAGGCGGCCCGCCCTCGCCTACATCCTTCATCATCTGGATATGATCTTGCAGGGAGGGCTTAGGCTGCTGTCCAGGAACGACATAGAACTCTCGGAACGGCGGCAGGCCCTCGTTGAACCATTTGGCCACGCCGACCGCTGCTGAATAGCCCGCAAAAGCCGCAAGCCTATCTTGCCTGGCGTCCTCTTTTTTCTTGTGTTCTGCCAGGGCGTTCAGCTCGTTGGCCGTGAGGCTGAGAAAAGTGTCTGGAGAGAGCCCCAGCTCGACCAGGCCTATCCTTGTGGCTCGCTGCCAGAAAGTTTCCTGAAGGTCTCGATCTTCTTCTGGTCGTCCGCAAGCTCCAGCCGGGCGACTTCCAGTTTGGCCTCTGCCTTCTCCTTGTTGATCCTGGCAGTTTCCCCCTCTCTGGCTATATTCTCCTGCCAGACCACAACCATAGAAGGGTCGTTCACTACCAGGTAGGAATGGTAGATCTCCCTGGCCAGCGTCTCCAGGTTGCCGCCTCGGTCGAGATACCCCTGGATGGCCACGGCTGCCTCGCTGGGCTCATCTTTCTTCCCGAGGCCGTCTATACCGCATGCAGCGGCAACCGCAGCTTCCAGAATGTCAGCTATCTTGAGGAAGTTGCTGAGCACCGCGCCAGCGTGGATCGGCATGCCAGGCTTGAATATCTCGTGCCTCTTCAGAATATCCTTCGCCCGGCTTTCGAACTTCTGGAGAGCCCGGAAGTTCCATCTCAGTTCTCTTGTCTCATCCATATCGAGCGTGATAAAGCTCTTTCCTGCATCTTCGGTTGTCATATCAAATCCTTCCTAGGAGGGAGGGCTCCGCGGATTGTCCGTTGACAATCCTCATCATCGCCCATCCCTTATTCATTTTACGTTTCCGGATATATCTCCCCGTTTCCTTTGATAGTTATAGCCCGTTCCTGGGCCTTGTCCGGATTGGCCACAATGCGATCCAGTGATAGGAGCGTGCCCTCACCGACGAAACTCTTAGAGGTCGAGTAGATGCTATATATCTTCCATATGAGCCGGTCGGCCACATCGGGGAGGTCGGCCTCTCCGGTGTAATAGAATGCGCTGGTTGATATCTCCCAAGACCGCCTTCCTGAGATAGAATTGCTCCATCCAGCATCATCTATGCTGGTGGTGTCAATCTCTCTGCCATCAATCTTCAGCTTGCCATCGTACACGAGCAGAATTTTGATGAAGTTGGTTTCACTCCGGCGTTTTCCGGTTGCGGTGATCGTGTGGCCGCTCATGGAAGTTTCGAATGTAACAGAGCCGCGGAGATAGTTCACCTCGAACCCGGACGTTACCGGCTCTCCGTCTGACTCTATGACCAGCGTCTCATTCTCGTCCCAGTAGCGGCTGCCTTTAGCTGCCTGATAGGTTAGGTGGTCGCCAGAATCCGCCATAGCCAGATCGGTGAAGACGACCGACGCCTCGAGAGGATCATCCACGTAAAGAGCGGCTGAGAAGCCGCTCACTGTGCTTGTCATGGATCACCTCACAAGGCGGCCAGAGCACCGCGATTCTTGATGGTCCAATCTGCCTTCTGCTGAGTTGCCGTTCCTGCCAGAGTGAGGTTTCCGCTGTTCACTCCGCAAGCCATCGACCAGCCCTTGGCGGATACCGTGGGTGTGCCGCTCTGCATGATCTTGGCATAGATGGTTGTCCCTGCCAGGATAGCAGCTGCGATGATCACATAGCCCTCATCGGTCAGGATCAGGTTGTTTGTCGCTGTGACCTCTGCCGACCGGGCGCCAGAGATCGAGCTGCCCCATCCTTCATCATCGACATTCGACGTATCTATTTCTCTTCCATCAATCCTCAGCCGGAGATCTGATAATTCCCCGAGCTTCACATATGTGCCGTCCGCTGTGGCGCACACCCATAATGAGCCGGTCATGCCGGAAACTGCGTCTGTCATGCTTTAATCATCTCCCAGATAGATTCATCAAGGCCCGAAAATATCATGGCCTTAAAAGCGATTTTAAAATTTAATTTCATTTGGAGAATTTTGATTTTGGGTAAGATTTCAATTTTTTGGGCATATAATGGAATATGTTGCCCGCATAAGGCCGATGTGCTTTCCTTGGCAGCACCACGTCTCTCTCGGGTGGGCCGGGCGAGGGAACAAACAACTTTAACTTCGTCTGCGTGATGCGAGCATTGGCTAAATCGATTCGTTCTATAGCATTCGAATAATCCATAAGCCACACCTAATCAAATGCCGCAAAGAACACGCCGTATCGATGGCGGTTCATTGAATCCTTTCCAAAATATTCTATCACTGGTGGTTGGAGTAGGATGGCCTGGCGGTTGGCTGCGGATTTCTTGCTGCCCAGGTAATCCCTGATCTCAATTGCTTTGCTCCTGGCCGTGGCTTTGCTGGTGTTCCGGATATGGACATCAAAATAGGTGACTACTGTATGGCTATCGGTGGATTGAATCGGGCGGCCTCCAGAGCTGAAGACCACAATCTGGTTATCGGGCTGGTCTTGCAGCTCGTCAATGAATATGCTGGTGCCCACCGTGCCATAGCCGCCAGTGGCCAGATAGGAAGCGATATCGCTAATCACATCCGTGCTCATAGAACTCCTCGGACCCTTGAGGCCACCAGCTTCTCAATGTTATCTCGATTGTCGTCTAGTGCATCCCGGCCAGCATGCACTTTCCTGCCAGATCTTGAGGCCGGGTTGGTAGGATCGGGATGCCTCAGTGACTCATCTAGTTCTTGCCGCCTAGCATAAGGCCCGGTGCTGGAGATATTGTACTCCAGATCCTTGGCTTTCACTGGTTGGACATGAGAAGCCAGCTCGCCAGTTGCATAAGGGATTGTGTCCTGCCACACTTTCGATACTATCTCAGCCGAATCGTTCAGCCCCCCATCAACGGCTTCTCGCACTTTTGCAAGAACCGCTTCGCCGTGCCATGTTAGGATCATTTTTTGTCCTCAAACGACATTGCAGTAGCGATATTATGGGTACACATGGGATGAAAAACTCCAGCATCCCGCGCCTCGTCGAGCGTCGGATAGCCCGAGGTCTTGCCGGTGAGACTCACAATCCGACCGTTCCAGGCCCTGCAGATATCACAAGTGTTCTTCCCAATGCCTCCTATAATCTCCGCCAGATCGTGATCGTGCTCCAGGAGTCGGTTCTTTGTGCCCTCGATCATAGCCTGCCTGGGCGTGGTCCGGGCGATCATCTCAGCATAGGTCTCCATGTTCCACCGCTTGCCTGCAGAGTCCACGAAGCCGGTTATGCCCCTATCGGCCATGTCGGACCTGATCCGTTTCGCCGTCTGCTGCCAGGTCTGGTAGCCCACCACCTGGCCGGTTACGTTCTCCAGGGCAATCGAGCGATACACATCATTTATGCGCCGGCCAATGACCTGATCAACCGTCTCAAAGCGGCCATACGCGTTTTCTGCAAGAACAGCGACCGCCTGCTGATGGACGGTATTGAACCCCACCCCTCCGGACAGGCCGGTGCTCTTCATCCCGGCCTCGTAAGCCTGCTGGATGGCCTGCTCCGACCAGTCCTTTGCCCCTCCCAGGAGATCCTTTCGAATCTTCCGGACGTTCTTGAGCATCGCTTTGAGCTGGTAGGTAGAATTGCCTTTGAGGAGAGCTTTGTTCACTTCGGCCAATATCTCCTTCTCCGCCTTGGTGTATAGCTTGATCAGCTTTTCAGCCTGCGCATCGGTGACATCGGCCATATCAGGCTCCACCGCTTCTTGATCCGCCCAGGGCTACGGATCTCATTGAGCCGTCGTAAGAGACGCCCACTAGCCCGAGAACGGGATAAGATCGGCCATCCACGGTGAGCACGTCCCCGGCCTCGACTTCCGCCTCACACTTGCATATGGCCTGGCATTGCAGTTCATCGCCCTGTACGGTTCTGATCACCTTTGCACCATGAGCCCACAAGACGGTGATGGTGCTGGTAGTGTAGGTATCATCCTCTCCGTTGTTTCCGGTCTTGTGTTTCCATGAGACCGAAACACCATAAGCGGCCAGGTAAGGGCTCAGGAGGCTCATCGTATGGGCACGCTCCGAGCAATGTACTTGGCTAGGATACGATATGAATTGGAACTCTTCAGGCCCATCTGAGCCGTGCTGCCCCCGCCTGGCCGGAAGGTCTCGGAGATGATACCGGGAATTTGGTAGCTTGCGACCCCGGCCTCCTGGAGAGATGCCCGGCTGGTGCCTCCGGCGGACTGTTCCGCATAGAGGGCGATAGCCTCCTCCATGCAGGCTCTCTTGATGTCGGTGGGCACTATGGCCAGGCTGGTGCTGCTGTTCCAGTCGCAAGTGATCCAGTCTATGATCCGGGGAAAGGCGCGGGGCTGGTCGGGAACACCGGCTACTACATCGATATCGTACTTGGTGCCCCGGAGTGGAAGAGCATCTATCCGCCGTGTTGCCTCCTGGCAGTACCATTCCTGGGATGCGGCGGCCAGGGCTTTCAGTGCGATTGCAGCGGCCCGAGGATCAGCGCCTATGAGGGCTTCGAGTTCTGCATCAGTCTCTATATAGCTGTCTGTGAACGGAGTATCGACCATCTATTCCTCCTTCCGGATCAGGGCCTTTCGTTTTGCCCTGTGCCCAAGTTTCTCATCAATTATGCTCTTCAGGTAGATGAGATCGGCATCAGAGAAATCATTCATGATGGCCCGCCAATCCAAATCGGTGAATTGCATGCGATCCTCAAAATAATCCAAGTGCAGCGACCACAAGACCGGCCAGGGCTACCACGACGGCAGACGCGATATACACAGACATCTTGAATCCTTCAAGGCATCCGATGCGCTTTTCGTGGTCACCTAGCTGGTTACAATGGGCGTCCAGCTTCTTCTCTATCCGTTCGTCTCGTTCATCCATACGGTGTGTCCGCTCATCAACACGGGCCAACATAGTTTCTACCGTATCGGCTGGCATTGTTATCGCCAGCGTCAGATTTTAGCCGGACTATTTGTGATTTTGCGCAGGAAAGCCATGATCAGGGCTGCGATCATGAGGATGTTTGCGGGGTCCATGCCAACCAGATCTCCGATGAACCTGGCTGCTTCGGGATTGATGTATCCTGCAAAGCCCATGATGAACATTGCCACTGCGATTACGTATGTCTTAGATCCTGGTAGGATCTCTTCGAGCTTGTTTAACATTTTCAGTTACCTCCGGGGAAGGTCTTGATACTGGCCTGGTCCTTGGACAGCCTCATGAACCCGGCAGTGTTGAGCGTTACCTTGGTGCTGTCGCTCATGCCCTTGATAGCATTTCCGAGGACGAACAGGTTCTTGTCCACCTCTTCGACTATCTCATCCAGGAACTTGACAATATCGTTGTCATCGTCCGGTAGGTAGCCTGCCTGAATGTCGGTGGACTGAAGCTTGTCTATCATGTTCTGAAGCTCCTCGATCTCTTCTCTGAGATAGTCCATCATCCTGCTGTTCTTCTCTACGAATGAGTTGTATCCACCGCCTATAACCATCGATGCCAGCTTAGCATCAGTATTGACCCTTTCGTCTGCCATTTTACATTCCCCCACATCTTAACGGAGTTCTCTTTGTCACATTACCCGGCACGCCTTCCCCATTATCTGCTAGGAAGGCATTGATACTGGGCGTCCACCCGGCCCCACCAGAATCAGAGACAATCCAGCCAGTTCCATCGCCGGAGAATATGGCCCGGATCTCAGACAGGTTGAGGTTGCTAAGATCTTTGGCGACGGGATTGTCGTATTGTACGTAGTCTGCCGATGCTATCCCTATGAGTGCTATGAGTGCGATTATTGCAATTGATTTCATCTTGAATCTCCTTGTGTCGGATACTTCCCCAGGCTTCCGACTGCCTGATCTTTCTCCGAGTTCCATCCGAGAATAGCGATCTTCTGCTTCTTCATGCGGTTCCAGATCTTCTTTGGATCATATCCAAACCGCTTCTTCCACTGGTCCCGAGTCCATTTCTGGTTCGCTCCGTCGATGTAGAGCGTGAGGCCATCGGGATAGGTCAGGACTCCATTAGGAATCCTCTTAAGCTCCTCCGGTGTCTTGCAGAAGGACGCGAATTCCTCATCGGTGAGTCCTTCACCTGGAACACAACAGCTTTCCTCCTTCTTGGGGCCTTTCTTGAATTGAAATACCATCTCATCACCTCAAATGAAAATCACGGTTGTGTCGTCCCAGTCGTCGCCATCGAGCCAGGTTGTGTCGTTGATCGAATCGATGGTCTCAGTCTCGTTGGTGGTCTGGTTCGTGGTCTGGTTGATATCGATCACCGGAGTCTGGTTCACTGGGGTATTCGCCCATTCGGTGCCGTTCCACATCTCGATTGGTATGTTCTCAAATTCGGTTGCCGCATGCAAAGAGAATTCGCCTTTGGCTTCCAGGCCTCCTATCGGGAATGGCCGGACACTGGATGCAAATGGCCGGGTAGGATAGGATATGGCAGACATCACACCGCTGCCGGAAAGATCGACGATGGTCCCATTGGAATCGGCCTCGGACACCACCGAACCGGAGAACTTCTTCAGCCTGAGCGAATAGTCGCCGGACTGGAAGGAATATGATGCTGAGCCATTGGAAATGTTCAGGCCGCTTGATAGTCCGCTGGGATATATCTCGGCTCCATAGTCATATCTGCCCTGGGCAACGGTTCTATCCGTGATTTTCTCCGAATCGTGCCAGGCTTCCATATAGCCCTGGCCCGAGAAGGTTTCGGATAGGATGCCAGCCCCGACAGAAATCATTGGCAGAAGGATGAGAATGAGCCACCAGATCTTCGTAGGATCTATTTTCACAAAAATCACATCACTTGGATTTTTTGGCTGTTTTCTTGGCTGGTTCGGCTTTCTTTTCCTTTTTAGCTTTCTCGGATGCCACCAGATCCTCCAATGCCTTGAAATCGGCTTCAAGAGGGACTTTCATAGCAGCCGAGATGGCGGCGACCTGCTCCCTGATTGCGGCTATCTGATCATAGATGTTCTTCTGTGATGTGATATTGTCCCCGATGCCACGATCAATGATCTTCTTCTGTTGGGCTTCTGTCAGAGTCATGCGAACCCCACCTCCTGTTCGGCCAAATCCTGTGCACGCTGCAGGATGGCTGACTGGGTGACCGCCAGGTATAGCTCGACTGCCTCCATACCGGGGCTGATCTCGGGCGGCAGATCGATGTCGATCCGGTGGGCATCATAAACGTATTCCGTCTCGGTTCCCTC